CGGGAGGTGTGATGGAACGGGATGAGTTCGAGCGCAGGCTGGACAAGATGGTCAACCGCACCATCGACGACATTTACATCGAGGACGGCAACTTTGGGATGGTGCTGGACGACGGCACACACATCGAACTGAGCACCGACCAGGACGGCGAACTGCTGTGTCGGGTCATCGACGCGGACGAGCAATGAAGCTCTACGCCAATTGGCGCGAGATCCTCAGCAAGGCGTGGTCGATTCGGCTGATGTTGCTAGCCGGCTTGCTGACCGCTTGCGAGATCGTCTTGCCCCTGTTCGCAGACGCGATCCCACGCAACCTGTTCGCCGCGCTATCCGCGCTCGCCACGATGGCCGCGCTGGTGGCCCGCCTGGTGGCTCAGAAAGATGTCTGACACCCGGAGGGTCCATGTCGCTGCGCTCAGTCTGTCTGCTGCCGCTCTGGTGGGCATTGCTGTGCATGAGGGTTATCGCGATCGGGCTTATGTGCCTGTGCCTGGTGACGTTCCTACCATTGGATTCGGCAGCACAGAAGGCGTCCGAATGGGTGACACGACTACGCCAACGCGAGCCCTAGTCCGCCTGCTTGAGGACGCCAACGAGTTCGAGACGGCGGTGCGCCGCTGCGCCCCGGTGCCGATGCACCAGTACGAGTTCGATGCCTTCGTGAGCCTGACCTACAACATCGGCCCTGGTGCGTTCTGCTCCTCGACTGCGGCCCGCCGACTCAAGGCCGGCGACTACGCCGGCGCCTGCGCCGCCATCCTGATGTGGGACAAGTTCCGGGGCAAACCGCTGCCGGGTCTGACCAAACGCCGCCAAGAGGAGCGCGCCCAATGCTTGGGATCTTGATCAACCGCTGGGCGATCGGCGCCGTCGTCACGCTAGTGCTGCTGGCCGGCGCCTGGTGGAAGGGCTACGGGTCGGGCAAGGAAAACGTGCAGCGCGACTGGGACGCCGACCGTGCGCAGCAGCAGATGGCGCACACCAAGATGCTGGGCCTGGTGCGCAAGGCCGAGCAGCAGCTGCAGCAGGCCGCAGACCAACACCAGAAGGAGAAACGCCATGCGCTTGACCGTCTCACTCGCCAGCACCGCGCTGTGCTTGACAGCCTGCGCGACCGCCCCCAACGCCCCGCCGCTGCCGGTGCAGTGTCCGGTGGTGCCGGATCTCCCAAAGGTCAGCCAGGATGCACGGGGGCCGAGCTTCATCGAGAGGATGCGGAGTTTCTTGTCGGGGAAGCTGCCCGCGCCGACACCCTCCGAGCCGAGCTCGAGGCCTGCTACGCCGGATACGACGCGGTGAAGGCGACCAGCCGCTGAATCGGCCTCACCAAACGCGCCAGGATCGCCGCAAAAAAAATGGCAAGGCACAGGCCTTGCCAAAACGTCTGCGTGCCGTGGTGCGCGCTATGCGCATCCGGAAAGGCATTACCCCGATTCCATGCCCTTGAGCATCCGCCAGACGTTGTGGTGAGAGCAGTTCATGGCCTTCGCGACCTCTCTGAGGCTCGGGTTGCGGCCGAGCCGGCGCCGCAGGGTGGCGCGCAGCTCGACCATCTGCTGCTGTCGTGCGGTCATGGCGCCCCCTTTGACATGAGCCCCAGGATGCCGACCCGCTTCTGGTAGCTGCGCTGCAGGTTGGCAGCCAGTGTCGGCCCGCCGTGCTCGTCGATCAATGTCTGGTTGCACTCCTTCAGCTCGCGCAGTTTGGTCATGCGGGTGCGCGGCTCCCATCGCGTGTTGTTCGTCACGCGCTCGGCCATTGCCTCGTAGGCCTGCTCCCACTCCTCGATAGTGTCGAAGACACCCTCCGGCTCAGACTTGTTTGGCACCATCAACCGGAAAACCAAGGTCGGCGCGGGCTCGCTCGGCGGAAGCCGCTCCTCGATCGCCGGCTCAGGCTCCGGCAGCGCGACCGGCGCCGGCTTGACCAGGTCCAGCGGGTTGGCAGGTTTGCGAACTGCCGGCGTGATGTCGCGCTCGGCCGGGAAGTCTTGCGCCTCCTCTGCGGTGATCAAACCCTTGAGCACGTCGGGGTATGCGTCGCGGAGCGCGAACCCGCGGGCACGCATCTGCAGCATCCGCTTTGGGTAGGCCTGCCACGGCCCAGCCTTGCCCCACAGTCCGGCGCGTTTGGCGTCGCCCACGCTGAACCTGGCGATGACAGGGTTGCGCCCCTTGCGCTTCGCGACGCACACCGCGGCGAACTCGCCGCTGCCCTCCTCGCCCTCAAACGTCTCGTCGACGCCCTCGCAGACCGGCGAGGCCTGCACCAGCGCCATCGCCGCATCGCCGTACACACTGGGTTTGCCGTTGATGCACGCGATGTTCTGCAGCGCCTGCAGCGGCGCCAGGCCGAGTTCCCTGCCCCACTGCAGCGCGACGAGCACGTCCTCCGGCTTGCCTTGGTATTGCTTGGGCACCATCTGCGACTTGGACAGCATCTCGGAAAAGCGCATTGCCTCGTCGAGGGTGACGGGCGCGAAGCCCTGATTGTTAGGTAGCAGCTGCATCGTCTCTCTCCTCGAGATGAGTTTCGATTGTGCGGATCACCGCTTCGCAGATGCCGTCGATGACGCGCATCGCCTGGTCGCGGGTGACAATCTGGTCGGGGTTGCGCTGCACCTGGTACACTAGCTTCTGCAGCTCCTTGGCGGCGGCAGTGCGCGCCTTGCTGGCAAGTTCGCGCCTCATTCCGCCACCTCGATCTTTTCCAACTCCCTGATTGACAGCGTCGACTGCCGCACCGAAGACGCCTCCTTGGCCGGGATGATCTTCTCCGGCTGCGCCTTGAGGTTGCGCATTGGCCAAGCAATCAAAAAGCGCCCGGCGCGTGCCTTGCCGGCGTCCTGCATCAATTGCTTGAGCTGCATCTCGGCGCTGCTGATAATCCCCTCGAGCCGCACCCTGTCAGCTTTCGCCTGCACAATCTGCAGCGCCAGCGCGCCGGCGTCGTCGCCGAGCTCGACCACTCGCTCCTCGGCGTGCGCATACATGCGATCAAGGTCTTCCGTGTTGGCCGGAGGATACCAGTCGACCTCGCCGGTGTTCTGATAGTGGTTGAGCCGGCGCTGGAAGTCCTCCACCGCAGCCGCAATGGCCTGCTCGGTGGCTTCATGCCGGCCAAACAAAAAGACTCGCAGCGCAACGCCCCGGTACAGCACGCAGACCGCGCCCCAACTGTAGCCCGTGATCATCATCTGGGCCTGCAGCTGAATCGGCCCGCGCCACAGGGCCGGCGTGTCCTCCGGCAGGTTTGCGGTGACCTTGGCCTCAAGCACGCCGAGGCCATCCAGCTTGATGCTGTCCTGGCCCACGACGTAGATGCCGTGGTCCGGGTCGCTGGTGATGACTTGCCCTTCCGCGGTACCCTCGCCGTCCAAGCTGCAGGCCAGGGCCAGCTTGGCATGGAAGTAGGCGGACGGGTGGTAGGTTACGATGTCCGCGAGCTGCAAACGCCAGGCCGCCTCGCGCAGGATTTCAAGCTCAAGGCGGTTGCCCCATTCCATGCTTTCGTTGGTGATTTCCTCGCGAGCCTTGCCATTGATCGCGTTAATCGACAGCTGCAGCTCGTCGTTCGGCGTGCTGTACGTCGAGTGGCCCAGCAGCGCCGGCAGGCGGCTGGCGGACATGATGGTGTCTGGGGTGACCTTACCGACCACGGGATTCTCCTTTGAGCTTGTAGACGCGCACGACGCGAGCGTGGGCAGCGGGGTGTTCTGCGAGACAGAACGACACCACCTGCCAGACGTTGCGTTCGCGGAAGACGGCACCCAGCGCGGCCGGCGGCACATCGGCCGGCGGCGGGCACCCAGCGCGTACATGGTTGATGGACACGACGCCCCAACGGCGGGCGTGCTCGACGGCGTAGCGCCGGGCGCGCTCAATGTATGCGCGGCGGCGCCTCTCGAGATCGTCAAGGACAGCGTCGCGGATCTGGCGGCCGGTGATGGGCACCGGCGGGGTGAGGGCAAGCTGATCCATCAGATCACCCCCGCCAGCCAGTAGGTCACGGGGGCACCGATGACGATGATCAGCGCGGCCTTGGCGATGTCTAAGGCGGCGTGCCGCAGGTAATGATCGTCGACGTGCAGCGGCGTGTAGCCGGCCTGGTAGGCCTCGCGCATCGAGCGCGGGACGCGATCGTGGCGGCTTGCGCCGCTGAAGTAGCGGTACTTGTGCATGGCCGCCCCCTACACCAGCGCCAGCAGAACGAAAACGCCGGCGAGTGCTAGGGTGCCAACGATTTTGTCTGCAACCGACTCATCGCCGGGGTCATGCGCCGGGGCAAAGCACAAGATGTTGTGTTTTGCGGCCAAATAACCACTGTAAACATTATGCGCACCTTTCGGGTCAATCATGGTTTTCTCCTAGATCAAGCGGGTGTCACCCACTGTACAGTTGCCGAGGGTCACCAGATGAGCCACCACAAAATCTAGTGTTTCACCTGGTGCGCCCACGGGGCTCCCTTGAGGCCTTCTCTGAGGCCTTTTTCTCGTTACGATAGGCCAGCTCGGCCCTCGCGCTTTCCATCGCGTGCCGCGCTCCGAGGATGCGCCAGATGTCGCTGCGCTTGTCCTTGAACGCTAGCTGCGTGAGCTCCTTGGTGAGCTGCTCGAACACGGTCGCAGCCCACTTGATGTCTTCGATCGTCAGCACCGGCACGTCCATGCGGCAGTTCACGCCGCGGCCGACACGGTTGAGATATTGCGCCAGCTGCCTGCGTTCGAGGCCGCGATCGCCGTCGAACGGTTTGATGTCCATCACTTGACCCTCTTCAACAAGTTGCGGACCTGGCTGGCGTGCCACTCGCTGTTGCCGCGAGGCGTCTGCACGCCACGGGCCTGCAGCGCGGCCGCGATCTCGCGCAGGGTGGTGGCGCCGGACTTGCGGATGATGTCGCGCACCACCGGGCCTACGCGGTCGGCGTAGCGGTCAGCCTTCTGCTGCAGCCGAGCGATGCCCGCCGCGCTTCCAACCTCGGGCGTCGGCGAGCCCAGCTTCTTGCCCTGCCGCTTGAGCTCGGCCAGCGCGGCCTTGGTGCGCTCGCCGATCTTCTTGGCTTCCCACTCCGAGAACACCGACATCATCTGAAGGAACGTGCGGTCGGCCTCGGGCATATCGGCGCAGATGAACTTGATCTGGCTGTTGAGCAGCGTGCTGATGAACTGCACATCGCGTGCTAGGCGGTCCAGCTTGGCAACCACCAGCGTCGCCTTCTGCTTGCGGGCCAGCTCGAGCGCGGCGTGCAGCATGGGGCGCTCATGCAGACGACGGCGGCCACCGCTCTCGACCTCGGTGAACTCGCCAATCACAGACCAGTTTCCGCCGTTGAGGAAGTCGCGCACAGCACTCTGCTGGGCCTCGATGCCCAAACCAGACACGCCCTGCTTGTCGGTGCTCACGCGGTAGTAGGCAACGAACCTGCCTGTGTGAGTGGTCATGTCAGTCTCCTGTGTGGGGTCTGTGCCCCTAGTTGTTCAGCCACCAATCGGCTGGTGTGAACATTGCACCACAGAAGATATCGTAGTGCAATACCCCCCCTGAGGTTTTTTTTCACTGGGGGCACATGAACACGACAACACCGTTCTTCATGCGGCTGCGCGGGGAGACTCGCGCCCTGCTGGACCGGGCCGCAGAGGATCAGCGCCGCAGCCGGGCCTCGATCATCGATGAGGCGTTGCGGGCGCATCTGAAGGCGCGCTACGGCCCGCTGGGCGACCGCCTGCAGCAGCTGCTGGGGAACAAGTGACGTGCGAGCACAGGATTGCGGAGGCCAGCTGCACGCACTGCACCACCAAGACTCTGCTCTCTGCGCCAACCAGGCAGCACGCGGAAAGCCTGCTCACGGCCATCGACCGGATGCACAAGGGCGCCTACAGGGCTCATCAGCACCTTCTGGATATTTTGCCCTGCCTCTGGGATCACCTGGCCCCGCACCTGTTGAGCGCGGTACGGCACAGGGACCGTGCCGAGTGGCTGCGCCTCTTCGAGCAGGCTCATGGACGGGAGGTGACAGAGCAGCTCAAGGCGCGCCTGCGCGAGTTGTGGTCGTCGATGTCGACGGAGGAGCGCAAGCGTGACAAGAGACGGCGCAGCCCGCTCAGGGAGATCGGCAAGAAACAAGGGCGCGGCCGGTGAGCGCGAGCTCGCCGCCCGGCTTTCAGACCAGCTCGGCCAGGTGGTCAAGCGCAAGCTCGGCCAGGCCCGCGACGGCGGAGACGACATCCAAGTCGGCCGGTTCCGAATCGAGGTCAAGCGCCGCGAGCGCCTGCGGGTCGTGGAGTGGTGCGAACAGGCCGAAGCCTGCACCGCAGCCGGTGAGGTGCCAGTGATGGCCTTCAGGCGCAACGGCGAGCCCTGGCGCGTCGTGCTGCGGTTGGACGACTTCATCCCAATGATGCGAGGCGACCTGGATGATGCTGAATGACCTGCCACCGCTGCCGGCATGGACAGTGCCGAAGCAGCACAAGATCCAACAGCAGGCACCAGTCGACCGCAGGCTGCGCTTTGTCGCGCCATTCCGCGCCCTGTCAGATCAGCGCCTCACACCGTCAGACTTCAAGGTGCTGATGGCAATGTGCGCCCACGCCAACAGAGCAGGCATGGCCTGGCCATCACAGGCAGGGATCGGGCAACTCACCGGCATCGCCAGAGAGAACGTCAGCCGCAGCGTGA